TATATAAAATGGATTAAAGAACAAGCAGGTGGTTTTATGGACGATGATAAATTAATTCATTTTATGATTGTTTCTACTGATTATGTTCTTGATACAGTTTCAAAATATGAACCGGATGAGTATTATTTAAGTAAACTTACTTGTTCGGATAGTACAAAAATCTCTCTATGGCATAATTTACTGTGTAACTTTATTGATTTTAGCTGATATTGTTTGATACCGAAATTCACTCAAAAAGCAAAGGCTGAGTGATTGAAAAACATAGCAAATAAGCCGATTTTTCAGTGTTTATCACAAAAAATAAGCACCCGATTGCTCGAGTGCTTTTGGCGGAGATGGAGAGATTTGAACTCTTAACAAATGCAGTATTTAAGCCATAAAACGGCTTACTGTGTAAAATCTGTGCAATGCGTTGAAATTCTGTTACTTTTAGTAGTTGTTTTCAAAGTATGTATTCAGCTTATTAAGTGCCTCTGTTTTGTGCTTTTGTGTAAGGTGAGTGTAGATGTCTGATGTAGTGGAATATTGAGCGTGACCTAAAATTTCCTGAACATCCTTTATGTTCAGATTAGCCTCAAAACAGATTGTAGCAAAGCCGTGTCGGGCGATGTGGGGAGTAAGCTCGGCAAGGCCTGTGGCAGTCTGATAGTCTTTCCAAAGTTTATCAAAGCGTGACTGTGTGTAATATTCGCCGTCACAATTAAAGACAATTTCATTTTTCTCGCCATTGATTTTAAGTAACTCTGTTTCAAGACCTTTTGTAAGCAGTACATCGCGCTTGCCTGCCTCTGTCTTCGGCTCTTTTATGTGTGGTGCATTGTTTACATGATACAATGATTTTGTGATATGTATTATATGGTTTTCAAAGTCTATATCGCTCCATTTCAGAGCCAATGCTTCGCCTCGTCTGACACCTGTATTGAGAAAGAAAAACGCAAGCAATCCTCCCGGGGCAGAGATTGAATTTTTGATAATCTCGATTTCCTCGTATGTTGGGGCTCTGCGGTGCGTTCTTTTAAGATTCTTGCTTATTTGTATGTATTGGCAAGGATTGTTTGTTATATATTCATTTTGTGCGGCATAGGTGAAAATAAGGCTAAGTACGGATGTGTATGCTTTAACGGTTTTATATGCCCAAGATTTAGGAAACTTTGCTATATAGCGGTTGATTTCACGAAGTCCGATGTTTGTTATAGGCTCATCGCCAAAATAGTCAACGGCCCGTTCTGCTCGTGGCTTGTATGCCTTGACAGAACCTTGGGCAAGAGCTTCAAATGCATCAGCTTCCCATTCTTCTGCAACAGCAGAGAACGGCATACCTGACTTAGTTTGCTCACTTTCGGGATTATAAGCAAAAATTTTCTTTTCGAGTTCTTTTTCGGTTCTTGCTCTGAATATGTGTCTCTTGCCGTCGTAGACGATTGATTTTTCGTAAAGCCCGTCGGGTCTGCGGTAATATTTTTGATTTGCAGATTTAGAACCGCACCAAGGGCAGAATTTAAAATCAGACTGCAAAGTCTTTTTGCATCTCTTGCATTTCATAAAAACACCTCTGTATTCATTTTTTATTGACACAAAGGCTAATTTATCTTATAATAATTAAAGACTTTCCACAGTCTTGTATGGCCTTTGCGTCGTACAACGCTCTATCCTGCGCCAACAGGGTAGGGCGGATTTTTTATTTTAATAAATGTTACTGTAAAACCCTACGGCTTTAGTTGCTCTTTAATTTTAAGAGATTCACGATACTGTTCAGCCGGAGCAAGTCGAGTAAATTCTACCGTTTTATCGTAATTCTTTTTTACAACTTCTTCTATTTCATCAAGAGTAACATTAAAGAACTCTCGTCTTGTGTTAATCATATTGACTTTTCTATCCTCAAAGGCTTTATGTAAAGCTGCTTCAAGTGAAGGAGCATCGTCGGAAAAAATCATTGCGTGAACATCAAAGTTAAACGGAACAGAAGCGTCCCCAAGCTCATCAACTCGATCCATTGGTTCAAGTCTGCGTGTCATTCCGATTTTATATACATTTTCACCAAATGAACCAACATTTGAAATAATATAAACATAGCCAGCTCTCGCATTTGCTGCTCTATAATCAATATCTTTCATAGATTTATCTATTTCGGAGAGTTCATTAACAATTTGTTCTTTTTTCTTGAGTAATTCAACTCTATCTGCTTCATTTGCAGTTTCAATTTGTTGCTCAATATGTGATAAAGCATTCTGATAATGCGATTGCTCTTTTGCTATCTTTTTACGAGTTTCTTCAATTTCTTTTTGTAGTTTAGCCTCTTCACGCATACGAGCTCTTATTTCTTTTTGTTCTTCCTTTTCATCTTGCTTTTTCTTTTTGTATTCAAGTGATAAGCAAAGTTCTTCGTGCTTGGCATTAAAATATTGAGTAGTTATTGCAATTCCCATAATGTTGCCAAGTTTTGAAATTGCTTCACAGGAACTACGCATCCTTTTTAATGCCGTATCAAAAGTATTGTACTTAACTTTATCAATAAGTTCATCACATTCACTATTGAATGCTCTAAGCAAAAGTTTTTGCATATCTTTAACCATTTTTTTGCCCTGACTTTTACTTCCATTTACAGTCCAATTAGTGTTACCGGTAACAGCCTGACCGTTTTTTATAAGAGCTTTTTGTGTATCTCGGATTTGAGATAATCTGTTTTTATACAATTCAGAAGAAGCAAAGTCATACTTAGGAGTATAAAGTCCGAAACTTTGTAACTCAATTTGTTCATCCATACAGATTATTTGAGATTGTTTGTTATTTATAGTGTTATTTAAACCGATAATTTTGTTGTTTAAATTATTGATCTCGTTATTTTTTTGCCCAATAACTGCATTTAAGTTATTAATATCATTTTGCAATTTCTGTGTGAGCATAAGTAAATTTTGGGCATTATACATTTCAGGAGTAAATGTGCTTCTAAGCTGATTAAGTTCAGCTTGTAAGCGTTCTACTTCTGACTTATATTGATTACCCTTAAAGGTATCAAGAAATCCCATATCAATTCTCCTTATCAAATAGCATTAGCCTCAAGCTCGTTATGTACAACAGGCTCATAATCATAAAAATGCTCGGATGTAATGTGCTTTAATTCGTGCTTAGCGGCTTTCTGTTGAGTATCATAGCTAAGCAGAATATTAATATATACATTGTAATTGCCGTCCTCATCTAAGACCGTTACGCCTCGTACGGTCGGCGGCAATTCTAAACCTCTAATAAAAATTTCTCCCAAAGCTATTCATCCTTTTTTAATGCTTCAATAATTCTGACTGCTTTTTCCACATCTTCTTTTGTAGCACCCTTAGTAAGACTAAATAACATTCTTAGTTCACTTCTGTTCTTGAGCTCCTCGAGGTATTCTTGGAGTTCAATGTCATCAGTCATTTTTGATGTTTCGTGTTCCTCTGTCAAATCAGATTTAAGAATACCAAAATAGTCAGCCAAAAGTTGCATTTTGTCAACACGAGGGTATTTCTTTCCATTTGCCCAATCAGAAACAGTCGAAGCTGTTAAATTCAGGTCCGTTACAAGATCCGATTGGGTTTTATTGTTAGTAGTCATATAATAGTTTAAATTCTTTGCAAAAATTTTTTTGTTAAGCTCACTATTATCGCTCATTAGATCACCTACTTTTATTTTATATTTGCATTATACACTAAAAGCGTAAAAAATTCAAGATATTTTTAAAAATATTTCGCTTTTTGCTTGACATTACGCTTTTAGCGTGATATTATATATGTGTACCAAGGAGGTGAGGCAAATGGAATATCCTAAAATCACGTTAAAAGCTGCAAGGGTAAACGCTGGTTTATCTCAAAAAGAAGCAGCTGATATGCTTAATATTAGCAAGGAAACTCTTTCTAACTACGAAAAAGGAACATATTCGCCAAGTTGGGATATGGTGCATAGAATAGGTGAACTGTATAGATTTCCTGTTGACTTTATTTTTTTTGGAAAAGATTTACGCTTAAAGCGTATCACTTGATTTCTGTTATTTATCTTACAATTACAGTATAGCAAATCAGCTGTACAATAAGCAGGACTTTGCCGAACAGCAGAAAACAGCGTAAGGAGGCGATTTATATGGCTAACACTCATACAGATGAAATTTTTAATGTGTACGGTGCACTTGATAATCTCAACAAGCGAATGAAATCTGTTGAGAACAAAGTTCCCGATTACACAGCAGATATGCTTGAAGTTTACCGAAATCTCGGTGCTCTTACAAAGCGTATCGCAGAACTTGAAAACCTTATAAACAAGGAAACTACCACGCTGAAAAGAGGTGAAGAAAGACGGAAGTAATAATAATTTTAGGACTGCTAATGCTTTGCACAGCTTTTGTTTCAGCAGTATTAGCAATAAAAATAGTAGCCGCCCATTTGTATAAAACAATAGACAGCTACCTTGATAAGCACGACGCTCAAATTATGGATCTGATTAAGTGGGCAAAGGGCGAAGACAAACATCAATGAACGCTTGTCCAAATTAAACGAAATTCTATGGCAAAACAGCAGTAGGAGGCGAGAATATGAACGAGCTTGAATATGAAAAAAGCAACACCACTATTGGCATACAGCATTTTGCATAGCAGTGTCGCTTTTGTCTGCAACTTGGGCAGGTATTATATTTTGGGTTTTAGTTCCGTAGGGAAGGTGAAAAAATGTGTTTGAAATATATTTATTAGGAATTATCGGGATTGCACTTGAAATAACTGCTTTGGTTTATACATTTGCATACAAAAATTCAAAGTATGTCATATCAATGTTAATGCACATACTTGGAACAGTTTGCTGCTTATTGCATTTGTGCTTTATTCTACTTTTCTGGGGACTCTAACACTATATTTCTTAGCAATAATCTTTACAAAATCTTCTAAAGTTTCTCTTGTTTCATCGTAACAAAGATTAGCTATGCCGTTATTTATGCTGTCAATATAATTCCATTCTGATTCATCAATGTATAAATATATTTCCGTGGCACATTTACCAAAATCTGTTTTTGAAGTGTTGTTGTGGTGATACACAACGGCACCTGCACTTGCTATATATGATTCTATAACTTCGGTTCTATGCTTGACATAGAATTCATTGTTTTCTTTTACATTTTCCGAACGCATTGTCAACTCTTTTTCCTTAATTGAGTAATGACCGTTTATTATAGCGGTAACTATCGGAGAAACAATGGAAAGCAAGAGTGCCGAGATAGAAACAATTAGAGCAATGGTACTATCCAATCTTTACACCTCCTTTCGTGTTTAAATCATAGCACTAAAAGAGGTATAAAGCAATTAAATAAAAAAAGAGGTGAGAAGATGAAAAAAGAAGACAGAGATAAGGTTATAAATGCTTTATCAGAATTTGTTGTAAGGGTAGCAAAAGGAGAAGCGACCTCTATAGCAGAAGTTGCTGTTCTGCCTGAGGTCGCCAAGGTTTTGTTAGTCTTTGAGAGCTGAGTTTTGAAGTGCTTCATTTATGCCTTTAAAGAGTTCAGTATAGAATTTAGCCACTTCTTCGCCGTTCTCACCGCAGGGAGACATATCAGAACTGTTAGCCTTTGCGACTGCAATTTCTTTGGCATACAATGCCGCAATTTTTGCAATTGAGTCTTCTCTCATAATTACACCTCACTTTCATTATATAGCGTAATGAACTGCCGTTCATTACTACATATAGTATACCATAGAAAGTTGGTGAAATCAATGCACATCAATGAATTTGCTGAAATATTGCTCAAAAGCAGAAAACAGAAAGGCTTTTCGCAAAGCGAACTCGCTAAAAAAGCAGGCTTTACAAAAAGAGCTATCCAATACTGGGAGAAAGGAGAAAAAAGCATTTCACTTGAAAACGCTGATAAGTTGTTTAAGGCGTTAGGCGTACAGATTACTATTGGAACTCAATAACAACTCACTATCGAGTTTAATTTTAAGGAGGAAACAAAATGGCAAGTTTAAAACTCATTGACACCAAGGATAAATTCCTGCTCGAGATAGACGGCAAGGAAATCCCCTATGTTACAAGCTATCAGATTACCCGAACAGTAGGCGACGTGGTACTGCTCAAGCTGGCACTCAGCGTCGCAAATGTGGAAAAGGTTGAAATCGTATCCGACAAAATTACAGAGGAGAGCAGGAGGGAATGACATGGCAAGAGAAAAGCCGTTATTTCGAGACAACCTCGACAGGTTAGACGTTGCGTTTCCAGATAAGGAAGTTTTGCAGTATCGGGACATCGCAAAGTATCTCGGAAAAAGTTGCGTTACTGTTAAGCGACACTTTCAAAAAGACTATAACAAGAAGCTCGGCGGTATAAGCAAGGCAGTCCTTGCAAGTATTTTGAGTTGATTAAAGGAGAAGAATTACAATGGCACTCAGACACATTAAAACAAAACGCAGTCTTAAGGACGAGAACAAGCACTTACATAGCTTAGTCAAGCACTTGCAGATTGAGCTTGAGAACGCAAGGCTTGACATTAGCATTAAGAATGACGTAATCAGCGGTTACAAAAACGAAAACACAAGGCTTAGACAACGCATTAACAGTATGTATGCATATGATGTTTTCGGGGAGGAGGTGTAACAGATGAAAAAAGGGACAACAATCGAAAGCGGATACGATGATTCGGGGCGCTGGTGTCTGAAACTTCGAAAAGCTAAAGGCAAGTTTACGCTTGATGAAATAATTGAAGCGGCGAAAGAATGGGAAGAAGATTACTACGCTGTGATTATTAAAGCAATGAGCGATGAGATAGCACAGTATTACGACGATGACCTTGACTGCGATTATGTGACATTGTATCGTGCTACAGATTTTATAAGCAAGGAATGTAGCTGATGAAAAGATTAACTTTAAATCAAGACGGTGAAATCAAGGAAAACCTTGACCGGCACAAGCTCAACAACAGAGCGACAGGCATTAAGCGTGCGGCTCACAATTGCAAGAAGTTTATTAGGTGCTTAAAAGGTGCCTTATCTGATGAGGAGGTGTAACCGGATGACAAAAAAAGTAAAATCCAAAGTGCTTGAAATAATGGCACTTGCACTCGAATTTAACGGCAGAAGTACAAAGTGTGAGTGCACTGGTAGCAAGCCGACAATATTTGTTAATTTTAGCGGTCATACATGCGAGTTAGATGTTAATATCTACACACAGGGGTGGACTTTTCACAATACAAATGCAAGAGAGATTAGAGATATAATTTATCTCGACCGTACATCTACATTAAAAGAGCTCAACAAAACATTAAAAACGCTTAAAGCTGTTATCGCAGAATACGAAGAAAGAGAAAACCGCTGAAACTCTCGCACAGTTCCAGCGGTTCAAAAGGATATATAAAATTAATATCAATTTTATTATATCCTCAAATCAAATAAAAATCAAGAGGGAGATAAGATGATTACCTGCAATCAATTCTGCAATACATTTGCGGTAAGCATTGACAGTGCTGTATTTGAGGAAGTAAAACGGAGGGCAGAGCGTAAGCGTAATTACATAATAAGCCGTTTTGGTGACGGCAACGGTGCAAGACTTACAGAAAAGTATATGCTTGAGCTTATGCGTGATGAGCTTCGCTCATTTACCTTAGAGCAGTCAACAAGGCTTGCTGTGGGAGGTGTTTAAGAGTGTGTTACGGTTTAGCTCCAAATGCACCTATACCGCAAAAGAAAGGTGAATGTGCTTGCTGCGGTTACGAACTCAGAGAAGATTATACATATTTTGAGGACAGCGAGTGCAACAAATTTTGTAGTAAAGACTGCGCAGCAGAATTTCATAAAATCACAGAAAAGGAGTGGCAGTGATGAACGAACAGTCACAGCTTATTGTAGTTAAGCAAATACCGATTATTATTGAAAAACTTGAGTCTGTTAAATCTGAAATTGAGCACAAGGTAAATGTTGCTTGCTCAATGGTTTTCACAGATGAGAACTACAAAGAAATCAAAAAAATTCGTTCGGCTCTCAACAAAGAGCTTGCCGAGTTTGAAAGTCAGAGAAAAGCCGTTAAGTCCGAGGTAATGACACCGTACGAGCATTTTGAAAGCGTGTATAAGGAGTGTATTTCCACGCCTTATAAAAAAGCTGATTCAGCATTAAAGAGCAAGATTGAGGCTATCGAGCAAGGGCTTAAACAGGAAAAGCACGATAAATCAAAAGCGTATTTTAACGAGTACGCCCAAACGCTCGGCATTGATTTTGTAAAGTACGAGCAAGTCGGCTTGAGCATTACGATGACGGTTACGCTTAAAAAGCTCAGAGAAACAATCAAGGCTTTTCTTGACAAGGTTATGGACGACATAAAGCTCATTGCAGTGCAGGAGCATAAAGACGAAATTCTGTACGAGTACAAGCAAACTTTGAATGTATCTGCTGCAATAACTTCCGTAACCGAAAGATACAAGGCTATTGAAGCCGAAAGAGCAAGGGCAGAAACCGAACAGCTCGAACGCAAAAAGGCGGAGCTTAACGAGCAGATTAATATCAAGGAATATGAGCCGTTTACAGCTAATGTTCCTACCGAGGTGGCCGCACCGCTTGAAGAAGAACAGCCTGCAATGGCAGATAAAAAAATATATCCGCTTAGCTTTACGGTTTATGGAACAAAAACACAGCTTAAAGACTTTGCTTTGGCGGTAAAACAGTTAATTAATGAAAGAGGTTTAAAATATGAGTAATTATAATATGACAAAATCAAGCAACACAGCAATGCAGGGAAAGCCAAAATTTTCGGCTATGCTTAGCACGAAGGGATTTCAGCAGGCACTTGCAAATTCACTTAAAAGCCCTAAGGAAATTCAGAAATTTTCAGCCGCAATTACTTCGGTTGTAAGCACCAACAAGGAGCTTGAAAAGTGTGATGCCGGTACTATTCTTTCAGCCGCACTCTGCGGTCACTCTCTCGGACTTCCTCCGTCACCACAGCTCGGACAGTATTACTTGGTGCCGTTTAACGACAGAAAGAACAACAGAACAGTTGCTACATTCGTACTCGGCTATCGTGGCTATATTCAGCTTGCTATTCGTAGCGGCCAGTACAAGCGACTTAATGTTGTTGAAATTAAAGAGGGTGAGCTTGTTAGTTGGAATCCGCTTACGGAGGAAATTGAGGTAAAACTCATTTCAGATGAAAGCGAAAGAGCGGTTGCAAAAACCATTGGATATTACGCTTGTTTCAGATATATAAACGGCTTTGAAAAGGCTCTTTATTGGAGCAAAGAGAAGATGAAAGAGCATGCTATCAGATACTCGGCAGGTTACAAAAACGATGTAAACAAAGGTACTTCATACACCTTTTGGGCAAAGGATTTTGACAGTATGGCAAAGAAAACAATGCTCAGACAGCTTATTTCAAAGTGGGGTGTAATGAGCGTGGAAATGCAAAATGCTTTTGAGGCTGACACACACGCAATTAACAGCGACGGCAGCGTTGATTATGAGGTGAGCGAGGAATACGATACAGAGCCGAATTTAGACGATATACCGCCGTTTGAGGAAGAACCGCCTGTAATGTCGGTCGAAAGTGAGCCGTTTTCAATTGATGACCTTGCAGAATGATTAACTTAAAAATAATCTCGACAGGCAGTAAAGGCAATGCGGTTTTGCTTGATAATCAGATCTTGATTGACTGCGGTGTGCCTTACTGCCGACTATCGGCTTTAGCCGATAGGATAAAATATATTTTTCTTACGCATCGGCACAGTGACCACTTAAACACAAGCACATTACGCAGGCTTTGCACAGAGCACCCGAGCATTAAGGTGATATATAACGGCTACCTTGCAGGCGCTTTGTATAAAGACTGTTCGGATTGTATTTTTAAAAGCTCTTTTATTACAGAACCACGAAAATGGTACAAAATAGGAGCTGTTACATTTGAAAACGAAATGCTTATACACGATGTGCCAAATTGTGCGTGGAAGATTTTTATTAAATCGAACTATGGCGATACATTCAGAGTGATTTACGCTACAGATACAAACAGCCTTAAGCATATCAGAGCTAAGGGCTACGAACTCTATTTAATAGAGGCGAATTATGATAAAGACGAAATTATAAAACGAATGAAAGAAAAAACAGCCTGCGGCGGCTATATGTACGAGGACAGAGTGCTTAAAACGCATTTATCAAAGCAGCAGGCGGACGAATGGCTTTATAAAAATATGGGCGAATACAGCTCGTTTATTTATATGCATACTCACGAAGATTAAATTGAATAGGATTGATGTCTATGGCAAGACCGGCTAAGAAAGGCTTGGACTATTACCCGTCAGACACAAACAGGAGAAACGATTTTAAAATAATGGATCTGTTAAATCAATACGGGCCGTTGGGATACACGATATACGACTTCTGTTTGCAGTATGTTTACGAAAACGGGTATTTTCTTGATGTGCCTTTGCAACAGGTGTGTTTGACTTTGTGCAGGGACATTGGTGCTAAATGGGTTAAAAACAAAAACCTTGTGGGACAAGTTATAGATTATTGTGCGGATATAGGCTTATTTGACAAAGACCTCCTGCGGCAAAATGTTATGACCTCTGTCGGAATTCAGCGACGCTACGCTTCAGTGACTGTTAGGAACAAGGTTGATAAATCTAAATTTTGGCTGCTTGGAAAAGAAAATTGCGAGGCGGCTTTAATAAATGCACCCAAAAACGGAGTTTCTGCAACAGAAACTAAGATTATTGCAACAGAAACCGAAGTTTCTGCAACAAATATGCCACAAATAAAAGAAAATAAAATAAAAGTAAATAAAAGAAAAGAAAAAGAAAAGAACAAAGACATTTTCATTTCTTTACTGTTGCAAGACGAAAGCTATTATCATGTGACAAATTTAGAACTTGATAATTTAAAAATTAATTATTCTTTGATTGATGTTGAAAACGAACTTGTTAAGATGTCAAAGTATTTTGAATTACATCAGAATAAAAGAAAGTCACTTGATGATATTAGAGAATACATTAACCGTTGGTTAAGAAAAAGGAGTGAGGAATTTGATGGCGTACGAAAAAATAATTCAAAAGTACCTGCAAAAAGACGGAGCACAGGAGCGTTTAACACAGGCGAGGTTGTACTCTAAGCTTACGGCAGAGGAAAAGGCACAGCGAGAGGCGGATATTCTCAATGCTCAACAGGGAAAGTTATCAGATTACGATTGCAAACTCTGCAAAAACAAAGGCGCTGTATATCGTGCAATAAAAAGAGATTTCTGTGGCACTGAAACTTTTGAGGTTGTTAGCCAACCGTGCGAGTGCTTAAAGGTAAGAGCAGAGATTAGAAGAATTAAGAAAAGCGGACTTGCAAGGCTGATTGAAAGGTACAATTTCGGAACATATATTGTCAAGAGCGAATGGCAGGCTTACATAAAGAAATGTGCCGAGGATTTCGCAAACAATCCTGTAGATTGGTTTTACATCGGCGGTCAGTCAGGCTGCGGTAAAACGCATATTTGCACCGCAATAATCGGTTCGCTGTTAAAGCAGGGCAGATCCGCAAGGTATATGCTTTGGGGCGATGACATAACGGCTATTAAGCAAGCAGTAACAAACGCTGAGCAGTACGAAAAACTTATGAGCAATGTAAAAAATGCCGGTGTGCTGTATATTGACGATTTTTTCAAAACACGCAGCGGCGAGGGAATAAGCAACGCCGATGTGAATACAACCTTTAAAATCATAAACCACCGCTACAACGAGCAGCTGCCAACAGTGATAAGCTCCGAGCTTTCCATAAACGAAATTGCGACAATTGACGAGGCATTAGGCAGCCGCATAGCCGAAATGACAAGAACGCATAAAATTTATATTTCAAAAGATAAAAACAAAAATCAGAGGTTTTGCTATGGATAAATCAGTAACAGAATTTTTTATGAAGATGGATAAGGTTCCTACTGTAACTGCTCAAGAACGCAGAGTGAGGATCGTTAAGGGCAAGCCGGTATTTTACGATTCACCGAGAATAAAATCGGCAAAGGCTTTGCTTGTAGCTCATCTAAAACAGCATAGACCGCCAAAGCCATATGATAGCGGTGTAAGGCTGAGGGTAAGCTGGCTTTTTCCAAAAGGCAGACACAAAGACGGTGAGTATCGTATTACAAAACCCGACACAGATAACCTGCAAAAAATGCTCAAGGACTGTATGACGCTCGTGGGCTTTTGGACAGATGACGCACTCGTGGCAAGCGAGATGTGTGAAAAGTTTTGGGCAGATGTAGCAGGCATTTACATAAGGATTGAGGAACTGTGAATATTTCGGAAGTTAAACGAAACCTTGAACGAAAGGTGCTTTACAACGGCGCAAAATACATTCTGACGGGCTGTATCATCAGACAAGGCATAACAGGAAAGTTTTATTATCAGGCTGAAATAAAGGATTTAAACGCTAATTCTGCATTGTTGTATTGCAAACTTGAAGATTTGGAGGAGATGAAATAAATGTATTCAGCTATATGTCAAATATGCGGTAACAAATTTACCGCAAGAGCAAAAACAACAAAATATTGTTCAGCTTGTGTCAGTAAAGCCAAAGCCGAGGCGGCGTTACACAGAAAAGAGCAGTTAAATAGACCGCTGACAACCGATACAGAATTTTTAATATGTTTATATACATACAGAGGTGATTCGATATCACGCATTGCAACGGATTTGAACAGAAGTCAAAAGGATGTTCAAAGCATATTAAATGAAGCAAAAGCAAGCGGTCGTTATAACGAGCACATACAAAAACATCTTAACTCTGTGAATTACAAAAGTACACTTAGTGACGATTATGTAGACAGCGTGTGGGACAGCGAGAAAGCAGGAAAAAAGAAAAAGGCAGGTAAAAAATGAGAAGGAACTGGACGCAGGAAGAGGTTGATTACTTACGGAATGCGTGGGGAAATGTTAGTGTAAAAAACATTACAAAACATTTATCACGCTCTGTTTATTCGGTACTTAACAAAGTTAATAAATTAAAGCTTGGAACTTTTCTGAGCTGTGGAGAAAGATATGTAACTTTATCATATTTGAGCGAAGCTGTTTATGGTAATCAAAGTAGCGGAGGTTACATCAAAATTTCTTGGGCACAAAATAGAGGCCTTCCTCTACATACGATTTGCAGGCAGAAAGAAAAGTTTGAGGTAGTTTATATTGATGAATTTTGGGAATGGGCATACAAGAATCAGAGCTTTTTGAATTTCTCTAAATTTGAAAAGTATTATCTTAGTGTAGAACCTGATTGGGTTGATAAAAAGCGAAGAACTGATATAAGGCACAGCTATAAATTTATTACATCACCTTGGACTACTGTTGAAGATGAGCGACTTAAGAAATTTCTTGCTGAACATAAATATAGCTATAGAGAATTATCGATACTGCTTAATAGAACGGAAGGAGCAATACAGAGAAGAATATTAGGACTTGGTATTAAGGAGCGACCGGTTAAGGCAAATAATCACATAAAGTGGACGGCTGAAGAATTTAAGAAGCTTGGTGAAATGATTAAATCAGGCTATAAGTATGAAGAAATGTCAGATGTGCTTGATAAATCTGCTAAAGCTATCAGAGGTCGAGTATTTGACTATTACTTGACCGAAAGGCTTGATAAGGTAAGAGCATACATTGGCAATGGTCAGTTTGGCGATAATCTTCCGGACAGGACGATTAAATACAAGAGGTTTATGTCTGATGAGGACAAGGAGAAGGTAAAAGTCTTGTTATCTATGCTTGCAGGTGAAATTAAATGTGTTGCGAAAGAGAACTCAAATGTTGAGAGTGAGTACGCAGATTTCTGGCAGAAGGAATATTGCACACACTGGGACAGCGTCAAAGGCTGCACGGCAAACGAAAAAGACTGTGACAGCTGCACATCATTTAATAGAATAGACCCACAATTCTGCAAAAGGTGTGGAATTACCTTTTATGAACGAAAAAGTAATGACATTTGCAAGGACTGCAGATCTGCGAGAATTAAGCAAGCACAGAGAAAATATGCGATATTAAATCAAAAAGGAGTGTGATATAAATTGCCGACAAGAAAGCATATATCAAAATCTACAAGACTAAAAGTTTACGAAAAATACAACGGTCATTGTGCTTATTGTGGTTGTGAACTTGCGTTAAAGGAAATGCAAGTTGACCATATACAGAGCGTGTATTGGTATGACGGTGCAAACGATATTGAAAATTATAATCCTGCTTGCAGAATGTGTAATTTTTATAAATCTACAATGTCGGTTGAAGATTTTAGAGAGCAATTAGGTAAAATACTATCAAGACTGGAAAAGGTTTTTATTTTTAGATTAGCTAAGAAATACGGCTTAATCAGAGAAATAAAAGAACCTGTAATATTTTATTTTGAAAAAGAAAATTTTAAAAAAGTTGTGGATTTTGAGCCTAAAAAGCCTATTAAATCTGATGTACAGGAGATTAAACACGCAAAGTGGGAAGAAATCCGAGATGCCTACGGGCAACTTGAAGGATGGATTCATATTGAGTGTGGTAGAGAGGTAAAAATTAAAGAGAATTATTGTCCGAGTTGCGGTGCGAGAATGGATAAGGAGTGAGCAAGAATGAAAGCCCATATAACTAAAGAACCTGCTGACAAAAGGAGAACAGGCAAAATGACAAATTTTGAAAATATTACAATTGAAAAGGGAATGTATCAGCAGAAGGGCAAGACACTTACAGATGTACTTGAAACTCTTGACCCGTCGGAAAACTATAAGGGTACGACACTTTCAAATCTTGACGCTTTTTCAAGACAGCTCAAGCGTTTTGGCATTAAGGTGAACGGCAGCGGCAGTGACTGCGTGGAAAAATTCTTCCAATCCTCGGACTCGGCGGCACTTTTCCCCGAATATGTCAGCCGTGCGGTAAGACAGGGTATGGAGAGAGCGGATATTCTCCCGCAGATTGTGGCTACTGTTACAAATATTGACGGTATGGATTACATAAGCATTGAGTCCGATATGACAGACGATGACAAGACTTTAAAGCCTGTGGGCGAGGGCGCTGTAATTCCGCAGACAAAAATCAAGTCAATGAGCGTTGAGGATATGGCGGAAATGTTGCTTGATGAAAGCGAGGTGGAAGAATGACCACAAAAGAAATCAAAGACATAAACCGAGAAATTACGAGGTTAAAAGCTAAGATTGCACGCATAGCCGCCGAGGCTGACAATACATCGCCTAAGCTGTCGGATTTACCGAGTGCAGGTCAAACATCTGACAAGGTCGGCAATGCGGTGGTGCAGATTGCAGATATTCAAAGGGAGATACAAAACCTTGAAATCCGCCGAAACGCAGCACTCAACAGCCTATCTCGTGACGATTTTGTTGAGAACTGCTTATTTATGCACCTTAGCCTGCGATACAGCTGGGCGAAGATAGCAGTTGATACAGGCGGAATAAATACACCGGATAACATAAGAATTATGTGCAACCGCCACCGTTGGTAAAAGTTGTTCGGTTTTTCGGTTTAGGTGCAGTATAATATAAAATGAAGAAATTGATAATAAGAGACATTTTGTAGTTCTCCTTTTTCAAAAATAACGGCAGACCGCTCTCGTTGAGGGCGGTTTTGCTTTTGCGGGGTGGAATTAATGTATAAAGACAAATGCGGTACAGGTTACGAAAATAGCACAAGAGCGATTTTTCAGGGTGCAGGAGAATATGACATCCCGATTATTGAGCCTACAAAAATTACAGAAAACAACTTTATCGGATTTAATGAAGTTTTGAGCAGTAAGCAGAACAACTGCGGTGTGCATTTCTTTTTGGACGATTACCAGTTCCAAAGATTATGGAATACACCCGACAGGTACATTGAGAGGCTACAAAAATTCAATTGTGTGTTATCACCTGATTTTAGCCTTTACGCTGATTATCCGAAAGCGTTGCAGATTTATAACCACTATCGCAAACATTGGATAGGCGCATATTTACAGCTTTATGGTATTGAAGTAATACCAACAATTTGTTGGAGCGACGAAAAGAGTTTTGAATGGTGCTTTGACGGCGAGCCTTGCGGCGGAACAGTCGCCGTGTCGAGTGTCGGCACTCAGAAAAACAAGATTGCCAAAGAACTGTTTTTGAAAGGTTACAAAGATATGATTGAACGCTTACAGCCTGAAACGGTCATCTTCTACGGCAAAGTCCCCGAAGAATGTGTTGGAAACATCATCAACATCAAATCATTTCAGGAAAAATTCAGGAGGTCAGAATAATGGGCGGAAGAGGCGGAAACTTAGGTGGTCATAAAAATTATTCTGTAAGTCCTTTAGCCGCATTTAAAGAGAATGCGAAACAGTTTAATTTTGCTTTGCAAGAGGGTAAAGCTAAAAAATCAGGCATTGTTGAATTTACTGATATAACAGGCAAGGTTATAAAAAGGTACTGGAACGGAGCAACTTATACAGACAGAAGTAGCGCACTTTATGAAAAAGAATTTAAAGGTACACATAAAGTGAGTTTTAAAAAGCCTAAGGAGTGGTAAAATGGGTGGAAGAGGTGGAAGTTTTGGAGTTATTCCAAAACTCAGAAATCCTGTTGGTATTCCTTCAAATGCTATTACTGAGGATGAATTTCTTAAATTAAAAGGTGTTGGGGATATTTCAAGCGGTTACACGGTTGATAAACTTAGAGGTAACAGAGCGCTGAAAACACAGCGTGGACAGGAAAAGTTCGAAAAAGAGGCCTTGAAAGCCAATGCGGATTATTCAAATAAGCGTGCGAGTGCAAGAAAGGAATACAAATCTTTAGTAAGCAAAGGCGTGATTAGAGATAAGACACCTACAGAGAGAAGATTAACAACCGCTCACGGACACCCTGATAATCAATCGACACAAGCCGCAAGGCGATTACTGGCTAAACAAGGAATTGACTGGAAAACAGGCAAGAAAATTAAATCATAGTAAATCCAAAAGGGGTATTACAATGGGCGGAAGAGGTTCTTCAAGTGGAATAAGCGATAAAGGTAAAAAGTACGGTACGGAATACAAAGCAGTTGCTCAATTTGGTGAAATAAAAGTAATTCGTATGAATGGTAATACTTCGATAAAAGCTCCTATGGAAACTATGACAAAAAATAGAGTGTATGCTACTCTTGACAAACAGAGCAACATCAAAAGTGTTACTTTTTATGACAACTACGGCGAAAGAATAAAACAAATTGACGTTAAAGGTAGACCTCATAATGGAATGATGCCACATACCCATTTGGGTTATGAACATAATGAAATTGGAGATCGTCAATTGACTGATAAAGAACAGAAATATGTAAGTGTATTATTGAATAAATGGGAAAGAAAAAGAAAACACTTGAATATTTAGAAATTTATTGATATAATATTATAAACGCAGGGGATAGTTTAAATAGGAAAACAGTTTTTACAGATTCCGGTGCAACTCCGGAAACCTGTGTTTAAAGACAGTACAGAAATGTGCTGTCTTTTCTTTTGCTTATTTTACATAAAGAGAGGTGGTGACGGTGGCAAAAGGAAAGTATGAAAAATGGCTTAAAAAAGAAAATTTACTACTGCTTGAGGGCTGGGCAAGGGACGGTCTGACCGATGAGCAGATAGCTAAGAATATAGGAATTACAGTATCAACATTTTATGAGTGGAAGAAAAAGTATTCGGAGATTTCGGAGTCCCTAAAAAAGGGCAAAGAGGTTGTGGACTATGAAGTTGAAAATGCTTTGTTGTCCTCTGCTCTTGAGGGCAACACTACTGCACAAATATTTTGGCTGAAAAACCGTCGCCCCGACAAGTGGCGGGATAAGCAAAAAGAGGAAACCGACAAGACCGCACTCGACAAGCTCGACAGCATTTTGAAAGAAATCAAAGATGACGCAGAAAGGAGCACAAACAATGCCGTACACGATTAAACAAAAAGAATATATCGCAAACGCTACACATCGTTGGAACATAAAAAGCGGTGCGGTGCGTTCGGGCAAAAGTTTTGTTGATGTCACCTGTATTGTGCCTATGCGTATTCGAGAGCGAATAGGTAAAGACGGTTTGTGCTTTATCATAGGCGTGTCAAAAGAAACCATTGAGCGAAATGTACTGCAGCCTATGCGAGAGCGTTACACCTCTGATGTTGTCGGTACGATTAACAGCCGAAACATTGCAAAAGTGTGCGGTGAAGATGTGTACTGTTTGGGTGCGGAAAAGGTCAGTCAGGTTGCTAAAATTCAGGGTGCGTCGGCAAAATATATTTACGGTGATGAGGTTGCAAAGTGGAACGAAGATGTTTTCAATATGCTTAAATCCCGACTTGACAAGCCTTATTCGTGCTTTGACGGCAGTTTAAACCCTGAACACCCAACCCATTGGCTCAAGAAATTCATAGACAGCGACGCAGATATTTATTTGCAGGAATACACGATTTTCGATAATAAATTCTTATCCGAGGAGTTTGTGAAGAACCTTTGCAATGAATATGAGGGTACAATTTTCTATGACCGTCTTATTCTTGGCAAGTGGGTGCGTGCCGAGGGTGCTATTTACCGCCGATTTGCCGATAATCCCAAAAAATCTTACTGTCAAATTACCGACAAAATCAACACGGATTTACCGTACAGGCAGTTTTTGAAATCGGAACTTGAAGAAGTAACAATCGGCATTGACTTCGGCGGCAATAAATCGGGCCACGCATTTGTGGCAACGGCAAAGACAAGAGGCTACAATAATTTAATAGCACTGAAAAGCGAACGGCACTTCGGTGAATACGACGGAAACGACATTGACAGGCTGGCAATTAATTTTGCACAGTCTGTTTTTGATTTGTGCGGTGTTGTTGACTTTGTGTATTGGGATAACGCCGAAACCGTGCTCGGCAGAGGCATTAAACGAGCGTTTGAAGAGCATTTCCCAAATACCATAGTCAGACCCGCACGCAAATACCCCGTACAGGACCGTATTCAATGCCTGCTGCGACTTATGGGCGCGGGCAGATTCTTTTACACTGACGGCTGCGATACGCTTAAAACGGCATTGTGCGAGGCTGTATGGAATGATAAAAAACTTGTTGACGAAAGACTTGACGACGGTTCAACCGACATCGACAGCCTCGACGGTTTTGAATACACATTTGAACGGGATATAAAAAGATTTATAAGGGCGGTGTGAAATGCAATTCATAAATTTTTTGAAAGGAGTGTGGCAGAGAATGTTCCCTCTAAAGGATATTAAACAGGCTTTGGGCGTTAAACTTGCGATTACGGATGATATGATGCAAAGCATTGAAATGTGGCAGAAATGCTTTGCGGGGCAGGCTTTTTGGCTTTCCGACAGCGTTATAAGTTTAAGGCTTGAGCAGGCGATTACAAGAGAGTTTGCAAACATCACGCTTAACGAAATGACTGCAAGCGTAAGCAATGATAAATTGCAGAAAATCTTTGAAACCGCAACGGAAGACCTTAACTCCGAATTGCAGTCGGGACTTGCAACAGGCGCAATGGTGATTAAACCGTTAGGCGGCGACAAGGTGCAGTATATTTCCGCAAATGCCTTTGTGCCGATTGAATTTGACGCAAGGCATAGGCTTGTAAAAGTCATCTTTCCTGAATTTAAGAAGATCGGCGACAACTATTACACAAGGCTTGAGTATCACAGCCTTGATACCGAAAAGGGATTGACAATTACCAACACTGCTTATGTGTCTGCAAGTGAGGGGCAACTTGGAAGAGAAATTCCGCTTGCGGCAGTTGACGAGTGGGCAAGCCTGCCGAATGCTGTTACATACCCTGCAATGCTCCGCCCTGCTTTCGGTTATTTTCGCACACCGATTAAAAATACGATTGACGGCTCATCTTGCGGTGTTTCTGTCTACGCAAATGACATAAATCTTATTCGTAAAATAGACACACAATTCGGCAGACTTGATTGGGAGTTTGAGAGCGGCGAAAGGGCAATACATGTTGATGCCGCAGCTTTCAAGAAAGAGGGTACTGAAAAACTCAACAAAAGACTTTACAAAGCTGTAGATGTTGACCTCGGAGATAATGAATTGTTCAAAGATTTTTCTCCTGCAATTCGTCAATCTGATATTACGGACGGGCTAAATACATATCTTCGCAGACTTGAATTTTCGGTCGGTCTTGCATATGGCGACCTATCCGACCCCGACACTGTCGCAAAGACGGCTACGGAGATATTATCGGCTAAGAACCGAAAGTACAACACTGTATCGGCAATTCAGAAACAGCTTAAATATTGTCTTGACGATTTGGTGTATGCTCTCGCCTTTTACAATTCGCTGACAACAAGCGGTTACACATTCGTTTGTGACTTTAAGGACAGTATTCTCACCGATGAACAGACCGAACGCACACAGGATATTCAGGACTTGAGTCTTGGAATTATGCGACCTGATGAGTATCGTATGAAATGGTACGGAGAGGACGAAAAGACAGCAAAAAAGAACCTGCCGCAGTCCTCGGAGGTTGTTGACTGATGTTTACTCCCGAAGTTACAGAGGCAATCCCGATTGCGCTCGAGCAAATTTTTGACAGCCTGCAAATGAGCATAATGACGGAAATAGTAAGAATGTTACTTGAAGCTGCGGAGATTATACCGTCAACAGGCTATAAAATGAGCAGATTATACGATTTAGGTACAAGCAAAAAGCGAATCAAAGACATTGTCGCAAGGACACTTAACCTTAGCGATAAAGAAGTTGAAAACATCTTTACAAATATAACGGAAAGCGGATATAACGAGGCGGAGAGTGCTTTTATTGAACAAGGCAAGGAGTTTATACCATATTCAGAAAACGAGCCACTACAGCAATTTGTGAGGGCCGTACAAGAGCAGACACAAAACGAATGTAAAAACATTACACAGTCAATGGGCTTTGCAAAGCGACAGCCTGACGGCAGTTTGGGCTTTACTCCCGTTGCAGACTATTATCAAGAAACACTTGATAAAGCCGTCACGGAAATTGCAAGCGGTGCGAGTGATTATAATACCGTACTCGAAAAAACCGTAACCGAAATGACAAACAGCGGATTGCGTACGGTTGACTATGCAAGCGGTCACAGCAATAGAGTTACCGTTGCGGCAAGGCGTGCGGTGTCAACAGGACTGAATCAGGTTGTGGGCAAAATCAATGAGGAAAATGCCGAAAAACTCGGCACAAATTACTTTGAGGTATCGTGGCACAGTGGAGCAAGGCCGAGCCATCAGGTGTGGCAAGGCAGAGTGTACAGTAAGGAAGAACTCGAGAGCGTGTGCGGACTTGGCACGGTAACAGGACTTTGCGGCGCAAACTGCTATCACTCATATTCGCCTTTCACTCCCGGCATAACTCCACGCACATACACAGATGAACAGCTCGACAAGATGAACGCAGAGGAAAACAAGCCTGTAGAATACAACGGCAAGACATACACAAAGTACGAGGCAACCCAAAGACAGCGCAGACTTGAAACCACAATGCGGGCACAAAGGCAGAAAATAAAATTGCTTGAAGAAGGCGGGGCTGACGAGCAAGCAATAATTAACGCTCGTGCAAGATATGTAAAAACTTCCGATGAATATGTGAACTTCTCAAAAAGCGTCGGACTTTCTCAACAATGGGACAGGGTAACGGTTGGCGGCAGCAGCGTTGAGGGTATTACAAAGCCTAAAAAAGCCAGTTCACCGATAGGCGGAATAAAAACTACTTCTTTGCCGATTAAAAACACAGAAAATCATACCTTTAAAGGTAAATTCGGTGTTGAAAAATCGGGCGGTAGTGGTATAATAAAAGAGGAAAATAAAAAGCCTATTACGCCAATAACAGATAAAGCTATCGAGCGAGTGCCGAAAGTTGATATTGCCGGATATTCTGAAGAACAAAGGGTTGAAATTCAAAAACAACATAAGGAACTTTTGAAATTTTCAAAAGAACAAAATGACAATAAAGAAGTTGCATTTGTTTTTCGCGACGGATTGGTTGACTATAAACCATTTACAGGTTCTGATGAAAAAATTGACTTTGGCACATACTTGGAGACAAAAGGAAAAAATTTAACTATTTTACATAATCATCCGAGAAACAGTAGTTATTCTATGAACGATTTGGATGTATTTGCAAATAAAAATGTTAGAACAATTACTATTGTAAAAAACAACGGCACAGTTGAATATTTAACTAAAACCGATGATTTTGACAACAATAGATTTGCTCTTGAGTGTAATAGATTGTATAAGAAGATAGTGGTTAAGGAAACCGATGAGGAAAAAGATAGATTTGTTAAAACTTTGCTAAATAAATCAAAAGCTGGGGTGATTTGGAGTGGAAGAAAATAAATCAAGAAACGCAATTATCGACGGACCTATTGAATTGCAAATAAAATGTATGGAAGAATTTCTTTCTACATTAACAGACGAAGAAAAAGAACGCTCAATGTCGAGTGAATTTGACTACTTGGAAGAAGACTAACCGCTCCTTGTGGGCGGTTTTGTTATGCGTGAATTTAATACAGAGATTAGCACTTAATCAATCAGATTGAGTGCTTTTTTAATACCCAAAATCAGAAAGGCGGTGACAAAATGAAAGTAAAAGTAGTTGTGTCGTTTAACGATAAAATGAACGGTCTTATCAACAGACCTGTCAATGAAGTCTTTGAATGTACCAAAGACCGAGCGAAAAGCCTTATTGACAGAGGTTTTGTTATTGAGGTTGAAGACAACAAAAATAAAGCAGATTAAGCACCCTTGCATTTGATTGCATAGGTGCTTTTATTTTACCCCGCCGTTGGTTTATACGGCTGAATTTCTACCGCAGGCAAAGCGGAATATAAGCTATGCAGAAAGGATTTATATTATGAAGAACATACACACACTTCTCTCTGAAATCGGTATTACGATTCCCAATGAGAAAAAGGCAGAGTTTGACAAGGCGGTGCTTGCAAATTACAAGACTGTTGCAGAGGTTGAAAAAATCACAACAGCAAGAGATAATTACAAATCACAGCTTGAAACAGCACAGACAGCACTTAAAGAGTTTGAGGGCGTAGATGTCGAAAATCTTAAAGGCGAGATCGCAAAACTCAACACAAGCCTTAAAGACAAAGAAACCGAGTATCAGACAAAAATTGCCGATATGGAGTTTAACTCTGTACTTGACGGTGCTATTTCAAAGAGCGGTGCGAGAAACGCAACAGCGGTTAAGGCTTTGCTTGACCTTGACAGTCTTAAAACATCAAAAAATCAGGCAGACGATATTACTAAGGCTCTTGAAAGCGTGAAATCCGAAAACGGCTATATGTTCGGCTCGGACGAGCCTTTCCAAAACCCTGTGAAAAATACAGGAAATGCAGGCATTAAGTCTAATCCGCTCGCAAGTATGAGGGCGGCAATGGGACTTAGTACAGACGAAAAATAATTAATGAGGTGAAAATTTATGGCAAATTCTATTGCACTTTTTAAAACTTACACTACTTTGCTTGACGAGGTTTACAAGCAGAGTTCACTTACAAGCGAACTTGACGGTGCGTCCGACCTTGCGACAGCGGGCGCAAACTCCAATGAACTTATTATTCCAATGATTTCAATGGACGGACTTGCAAATTATTCCCGTAACAGCGGATATGTTGGCGGCGATGTTACCCTTACTAACGAAACGGTTAAATGTAACTTCGACCGTGGCAGAATGTTTACTGTTGATACAATGGACAATGTAGAAACCGCAGGCATTGCTTTCGGCAGACTTTCGGGCGAGTTCATTCGTACAAAGGTTGTGCCGGAGCTTGACGCTTTCCGCTTTGCACAGTATGCAAGCCACGCAGGCATTACTTCCGCTACTCCCGCAAATCTTACAACGGGAGCGGCTGTTATTGAGGCGCTCCGTAAAGGCTCAACACAGATGGACGAAGACGAAGTACCGTACGAAAATCGTTATCTTTTCATTACTTCAACTCTTCACGGGCTTATTCAGGACCTTGACACAACAAAGTCAAAAGAGGTATTAAGCGGTTTTTCTAAGATTGTAAAAGTGCCGCAGACACGCTTTTATACAGCTATTGAACAGCTTGACGGTACTTCTTCGGGCAAAACTCAAGGCGGTTATCAGAAAGCAGCTGCCGCATCTAACATTAACTTTATGATTATCCATAAGCCTGCACTTATTCAGTTTACAAAGCACCTTGATACCAAGGTTATCGAACCTGCTGTGAATCAGGATTCTGACGGTTATAAGTTTGGCTACAGAATGGTCGGTATTGCAGATGTTTACGAAAATAAGACAGCGGGCATTTATCTCCACGCTGCCGCTAAGGCTTAAGAAGGTGCTAATATTGACCGTTTACGCTGACGAAAATTATTATAAATCCGAATATCTATGTGGCAGAAAAGCGGTCATTACCTCCGCTTTTGCCTACTATGCAAGAGAGGCAACGCTTATTATTAATGCTTACACAGGCTCAAATATCGACGATACAAAGGATATAATCGAGCCTGTGAAACTTTGTTGCTGTGAGGTCGCAGAGCTGATGTATAAAGCCGATAATATGAGCGGCAGTGAGGGCATAACATCAGAAAAAGTCGGAGATGTGTCACGCTCGTATGAAAGCTTTGAGGTTCGCAAAAAGCAACTTACACGATGTGTTAAATCCGTAGTATATAAGTATCTTGCAGACACAGACCTTTTGTACAGAGGTGTTTGATTATGTTTACTGATACTATGCTGACCCTTTACAGATTTAACGGCAAAGGGTTTGACAGGCTTATTATTCCAC